GGCGGGGGGGGGGTGAAAAATCGTGGCCGGTGAAAAGAACTTTGAAACCCGCCTGAAAAAGTGGCTGGAAAGTGAAGGGATTTATCCCTTGGGTGAACCAGTTGACCGGATGGGAACCCCGCCCTGTGGGTATTGGGAAAAGCGTTGGGGCGGCGGAAGGTATGTGAAAAGCGGCCTTCCTGATATGAAGATTGTGGTGAAGGGGATCACCCTTGAAGTTGAACTGAAAGCCACCAACGGCACCCCTTCAGAACTTCAGAAGCGCAATCTGGCCCAAATCAATAATTCCGGTTGCTTTGGCTTCATCCTGTACCCGGAAGGCTTTGAAACCTTCAAAAAAATTGTGAAAGGGGTGAAACAATGCGAGTTTCCCACAGCCGGGTTGATCTCTTTAATAAATGCCCATACCGATACCGCTTGCGATATGTGGAAGGGCTGAACACCATCCCGGATACTGAACCGGATAATGCCTTGATTCTAGGCACCGCACTTCATACCGGTATTGAAGAAGGGGTTGAAAAGGCCCTTGACTTCTACCAATCCAGCTTCCCCATTCTGACGGATGATCACATTCATGAAATGATGAAGCTGGAAGCCATGATTCCAAAAGCAAAGGCCATTTTACCACCGGGCGGCACCTTTGAACTTCCTATTGGAAATGCTGACTTCATCGGCTTTATGGATTATCTTTGGCCCGCTGGATGGATGGATAAAAAGCACCCTTTTAACCAATGGGGTGAAGATGTTCAGGTGTTTGATCTATACGACTTCAAATATTCCAGCAATTCCAAAAGCTACATGGTTTCCGGTCAGTTGCATGAATACAAGTATTTCTATGAACTGACCCATCCCGGACACCGGATCAGGAATATGTATTTTCTGTTTGTTCCCAAGGTGAAAATCAGGCAGAAGAAAACAGAAACCTTGGCCCAATTCCGGGACAGGTTGCGGGAAGCCTTGAACGGGGCTGAACCGTGGCTTGAACAGGTTCCCTTCAATCTTTACAAGATTGTGGATTTCCTGACCAATGTGAAGCACATGGTTGAAGCCACAGACTTTCCCAAGAACCCAAACCATTTTTGCGGATGGTGTGAGTATGAAGAATATTGTCAGAAAGGATGGGATTATATGTTACTTCCCAAGAATGAACGCCGTGACCTGAACGCCACCAAAAAGAAGGTTGTGTGGCTTTACGGCGCACCCTTCAGCGGCAAAACCTTCTTTGCCAATCAGTTCCCCGACCCCCTGATGTTGAACACGGATGGCAACATCAAGTTTGTGGATGCCCCCTATATCGCCATTCGTGACACCGTTACGGTGGAAGGCCGTATCACCAAGCGCAAACTGGCCTATGAAGTGTTCATGGATGCCGTGGCCGAACTGGAAAAGAAGCAGAACGATTTCCGAACCATCGTGGTTGACCTTCTGGAAGATGTTTATGAATTGTGCCGGGTTTATATCTGTGACCGTCAGGGCTGGAAGCATGAATCTGATGATTCCTTCCGTGCGTGGGATATGGTCAGAAGTGAGTTCCTGAACACCCTGAAGCGGCTGGTGAATTTGGATTATGAAAATATCATCCTGATTAGCCATGAGGACAGAAGCCGTGACCTGACCCGTAAGGGCGGCGATAAGATCAGTTCTATCAAGCCGAACCTTCAGGATAAGGTGGCAAACAAGGTGGCCGGTATGGTTGATCTGGTGGCCCGTATCGTGGCCGATGACAATGAACGGGTTCTTTCCTTCAAGGCTTCGGAAGTGATCTTTGGCGGTGGGCGGCTGACCGTTCACAACAAGGAAATCCCGCTGAATTATGAAGCCTTCTGTGAAGTCTATGAGGAAGCCAACCGGAGGGCCGCAGGAGCCGTTAAGCGTGGCGGCAATACCCCGGCTACCCCCGCACCTAAAACCACCGACACGGCCACCACAGCGCCCAGCAGAAGGGGAAGAAAGGCCAAGACTGAAGCCCCGGCCCCGGTTGAAGATGCGGCAAAGGCAGCTTGTGGTGATCCTGATGGCACATGGGAACCGGGCGGCGGTGAAAAGGATGATTCTGTTCCCGTTGCTGAACCGGCCACCGGTGACACCCCGCCTTGGAATGACCTTCCCAAATGCCCGGATGGTGAGCGCATTTTCAGACAGCATGACCAGAACCCGGAAATCCCCCTTTGCCCGTCCATTGACGTTGGCCACCGTTGCCATAAGGAAGGCGGCCCCGATGGTTGCCCCCTGTGGGATCGCCCCAAGGCACAGGCAGAGGAACCCGCACCCAAGACGGATGCTAACCCGCCCCGCCGTACCCGAAAGAAGCGTGAAGAATAATGGTTGATGTGCTGATGATTGCCGGGAAGCCTGAAACCATCTTCAAGGCCCGTGATTTTGAATATCTGGTTGAAAAACACATGGGCTATGAAGCGGCCAAGTATTTCCGGGAATACGCTGAAAAAGCTGATGAAGAAGTCAGAGCGGCCAAGGCTGGTGAAAAACACAGACCTTGCTTCCTATGAAGCTGACCTTGAAAGCAACTACAGAGCCTTTCAGGACATTTAGGCGGAAGCCGCAGTTATTACGGGTGTTCTTCATGAAAAGCGGATAAACCGTGAGAAGATTGCCCATGCAGTCAGGGAAATTGGAAAAATCCTTTCCAACCAACTATAAAAACAACATCTTTGGAGGTAAAAAACTATGGCTATTGATTTTGATAAGATTGATCGTTCCGTTGATCTGAAGAGCCTTCAGGCCGATGTGGAGGATGCCAAGAAGAACGGCGGCGGTGATTTCCCCGCCATCCCCGCTGACAATTATGAAGTGAAGTTGGAAACCATGGAGATCAAAGGCACCAAGGCCGACCCCAACCGCCCTATGCTGGCGGTGTCTTTTAAGATTCTGTACGGTGACTATAAGAACCAGCGCCTTTTCATGAACCGGGTTCTGTATGGCACCAAGAACGATAAAAATATGATCGCTTCCGCTATGGGATTCTTGGAGAAGCTGGATTCCGGGATCCCCGTCAGCTTCTCCACCTACAAGCAGTTTGCCCAACTTGTCCTTGATATTGCGGAAGCCATTGATGGGAAGTTGGAGTATGTCGTGGATTACGATGATACCCGCTTCAACTCCATCATCATTAATGAAGTTTTTGAAGTTGAGGATTGAAAACCGGGGTTTTATACCCAATTCGAGCACAAATAGTGCTTTTGAACCTTAACTTTCAAAAAGGCCGGGGCGCTTGCCCCGGTTGGCCCCAAGGTGAAGCCTTCCCGTGGCGGGGCTGTTTTCACTGATTCACCAAGTATATTCAAAAAGTGGGTGACAAGATGATCTTCTATGATTTTGAGGTTTTCGCTTATGATTGGCTGGTTGTCCTGATCGACTTGAACGCCAAACAGGAAACCGTGATCATCAATGACCCTGACAAACTAAAGGGCTTCTATGAGAGCCACAAGGAAACCATTTGGGCTGGGTATAATAGCCGCCATTATGACCAATTCATTTTGAAAGGTATCTTGTGCGGCTTCAACCCAAAGAAGGTGAATGACTGGATCATTGTTGAGGATAAGCCCGGTTACAGATTTTCCAGCCTGTTCAGGAATTTTCCGGTGATCAACTATGATGTGATGCCCAATCCGCCCATCAGCCTGAAGGCGCTGGAAGCCTTCATGGGCCATTCCATCAAAGAAACCACGGTTCCCTTCGATATTGACCGCCCCTTGACAGAAGCGGAGCTGGCCGAAACAGTCAAATATTGCCGCCATGATGTGGAAGAAACCGTGGAAGTATGGGTTCGCAATATTGCGGAGTTTAACACCACAATGTTCTTTGTAAATCACTTTCATCTTGGAAGTAATTCTATTGGGAAAACCAAAGCCCAGCTTGCGGCAGAAATTTTGGGTGGAAACGGTAAAGGGAAAACCTTTGATGATGAATTTGATTTCCCGATTCTGGATTGCTTGCGGCTGAAGAAATATCGGTTTGTGGCCGACTGGTACAAGAACCCGGTCAATCACAACTATGGCAAAGCGCAAGAAAATATAACCGTTGCTGGTGTTCCGCATACCTTCGCTTGGGGCGGTGGGCATGGGGCTATTCCGAAATATCACGCCCACGGTATTTTCTTGGTGATTGATGTTACTGCCTACTATCCGTCTTTGCAAAAGCAATTCAAAATTGGGTATCGGGTGATGGATAACCCTGAAAACTTTGAGTTCATCCATGACAGCAATATTGAATTCAAGCGCAAGGGGGATAAAAAGGCCCGTCAGCCCTTCAAAATCATGGACAACGCTATTTCAGGGCAGATGAAGCAACCGCAATCGGCGCTTTATGATCCTATGAGTAACAACACCATTTGTATCAACGGCCAACTTCTACTTCTGGATTTGGTTGAACACCTTGAACCCTATTGCAAACTTGTTCAGAACAACACGGATGGTATCATTGTCCAGCTTGCGGATTATGACCGGGATTTTGAAAAGATTGATGATGTGGTTTGGGAATGGGAGCAAAGAACCGGAATGAAGATGGACTTTGATACTTTCATGGGTGACATTTACCAAAAAGATGTAAACAATTATTTTTTGGTTGACCGAGAAACCGGGGCGGTCAAAGCCAAGGGCGCTTATGTAAAAAAACTGTCTGATCTGGACTATGACCTTCCTATTGTCAACCGGGCCATTAGTGAATACTTTGCCCACAAGACTACACCAGAAGAAACCATTATGGGGTGTGGGGATTTGCGAGATTTCCAAAAGGTTGTAAAAGTTTCCAGCAAATATGAATGTGCGCTTTATTCCCCTGTTATCACTATGGAGAAAATCAGGGATGAAAAGGGCCGTTCAAAAACTGTGAAAAGGTTCAGTGGAGGTGAAGTTCAGACTGATAAAACATTCCGTGTGTTCGCTTCTACTGACCGAAGCAAAGGCGGATTGTTCAAAGTGTCTGGTAAGGTTATAAGGGGCCGCAAGAAAAACCCTGAAAAATTCGGGAACACCCCGGAACATTGCTTCATTAGCAATGATGATGTTACAAATATTCCCGTTCCTGATGAACTGGACAGGCAATATTACATTGATTTGGCGTGGAAGCGCCTAAAAGATTATGGAGTTGACCGGGAAAGGGGGGGGGATTTGAACCATGCAACTGAAGGACTTGACCGGATTGACATTTGGGAAATTGAAGGTGATAAGACGGGATGAAAACTTGAATAATCACCCGGCCTATCTATGTCAATGTGAATGTGGAAATATGCTTGTCGTGAGAGGACAAGCGTTGATAAGCGGAAACACAAAAAGCTGTGGTTGTTTGCGAAAAATTAACCATGTGAAAAAACATAGTGGGAAAGGAACCCGGCTTTATCGCATTTGGAAAGCTACGAAAACCAGATGCACGAACCCAAACGCAAATGATTGGAAGAACTATGGTTCCCGTGGAATTACCGTCTGTGATGAATGGTTACATAACTTCCAAGCCTTCCATGATTGGGCTATGTCACATGGGTATTCCGATGAACTGACCATTGACAGGATAGACAATAACAAAGGTTATTCCCCTGATAACTGCCGATGGGCAACGATGAAAGAACAGCGGCACAACCAAAGGAAGGTGATCAAATGAAATCACCGCTTTTTCGTGGCTATGTTCCGACCAGAAACAAACAATGCCTTGAAAAGTTCAAAGGCGTTGAAAAACTGAAAACCCGTTCTGAAGTCCAAGACCTTGATGAATACGCCGGTATTCTTGGGGAAGAAACCGTTCTGATTGATGTGGACGATGCGGGAACATCTGAACTTCTGTTCAGAATGGTTCAGGATTTAGAACTGAAATGCCGGGTATATGCCACCACACGGGGAAAGCATTTCTATTTCAAGAACCCTGAAGGGCTTGCTGAAAAAGGATGGACAAAACAGCTTTTAGCCGTAGGGATCGAAACGGATGCCAAGGTTGGCCGAAACAACAGCTATGCTATTATGCGGTTCAATGGTTCAGATCGCCCCATTATTTGGGATTGCCCGGAAGAAGAAATTCAAGACCTTCCAAAATGGCTGACCCCGGTAAAAACCAACATGAAGTTCTTGGATATGAGAGCCGGGGACGGGCGGAATCAAGCCCTGTTTAACTACATTCTGACCCTTCAAAGCGAGGATTTCACCAAGGAAGAAGCCCGTGAAACTATCCGCATGATCAACCGGTATGTGCTGGAAGATCCCCTTTCTGACCGGGAACTTGAAACTATCCTTCGGGATGATGCCTTCAAAAAGCCTATCTTCTTCAAGGGTAAAACTTTTCTGTTTAATAAGTTTGCGGTGTACCTGAAGAACAACAACCATATTGTGAAGATCAACAACCAGATTCATATTTACCGGGATGGTATTTATGTTCCCGGCGCTAGGGAGATTGAAGCGCAGATGATCAAGCACATTCCCAACCTGAAACGGGCGCACCGGTCAGAAGTCTTGGCCTATCTGGAAGTGATGTTTCAGACAGAGGGAGAAACCAGAGCCACTAACCCCAATATCATTGCCTTCAGCAATGGTCTTTACAATATGCGGGATGGTTCTTTCATGGACTTTACCCCTGAAATTGTGATCACCAATAAAATCCCGTGGCCGTATAATCCCGCCGCCCACAATGAACTTCTGGATTATACATTAAACCGGCTGGCTTGCAATGATCCTGAAGTCCGGGCCTTGCTGGAAGAAATGGTGGGCTACTGTCTGTACCGGCGTAACGAACTTGGTAAAGCCTTCATCCTGATTGGTGATAAGAGCAACGGCAAATCTACCTTCCTTCATGTGGTCAAAAATATGTTGGGGGATCGGAACATTGCTTCACTTGACCTGAAAGAACTTGGGGACAGGTTCAAGACCGCTGAACTCTTCGGTAAGCTGGCGAACATCGGTGATGATATTGGGGATGAATTCATTGCTAATGCGTCTGTATTCCGCAAATTGGTAACAGGCGAACGGGTGAATGTGGAACGGAAAGGCCAAGATCCATTTGAGTTCAACAACTATGCAAAGTTCCTGTTCAGTGCCAACAACATTCCCCGCATGAAGGATAAAACCGGAGCCGTTCAAAGGCGGTTGGTAATTGTTCCGTTTGATGCAAAGTTCAGCCCCAATGATCCTGATTTCCACCCATTCATTAAAGATGAACTGTGTGAACAAGAATCTATGGAATACCTGATTTTGTTGGGTTTGAACGCTTTGAAAACTGTTTTGAACAATGTCCGGTTTACCACTTCCAGCCGGGTTCAGGGACAGCTTGACGAATACGAACAAAACAACAACCCCATCATTGGGTTCATCAAAGAAATTGGGTTGGATTCCATTGTGAATGAGCCTACCAAGACGGTTTACCGGAAATACAAGGAATATTGCATTGCAAATAACTTCCAAGCCCTTTCTAACATTGAATTTTCACGGCAAATTACCAAACGCTGTGGGTTCATTGTAGTAGATAAGTGGATCAGTCGTCTTGGGAAATGCCGGGTATTTGTGTCAGAAAAGGATGGTGATGAAGAATGAGTGGTTCCAAGAAGGTGTTCACCACATTGGGCAGTTCCAACCATGTTCCTGAAAACCGGGAAGCCCATGATTATTACGCCACCGATCCAAAGGCCGTGGAAATGCTGTTGGAACTGGAACAGTTTGCCCCGGTGATTTGGGAACCGGCCTGTGGTGAAGGTCACATTTCCAAGGTGCTTCAGGCACACGGTTATCAAGTCATTTCCACCGATCTTGTTTACCGGGGCTTTGGTGATCCTGAACCGCTGGATTTCCTGAAAGAAACTTTGGATGGATTTGAAGGCGATATTGTCACAAACCCGCCGTATTCAGTGGGGCTTGAATTTGTTCAACGGGCGCTTGAAAGTATCAGGCCCGGTGGGAAAGTGGCAATGTTCCTGAAGGTGCAGTTCTTGGAGGGACAAAAACGGGGAGCCTTTTTCAAAGATACCCCCCCCCCGAACCGTTTACATATCCCGTTCCCGGCTTTCTTGTGCCAAGAATGGTGATTTTGAACGGTTCCCGGATTCGGCCATAGCGTATGCGTGGTATGTGTGGGAAAAAGGCTTCACCGGTGATCCGGTGATTAAATGGTTCAACTGAAAGGATGGTTACACATGAACGATAGTATTTACCGCCGCTTTATTCCTATTGGGACACCTGAAGAAATGGACAGACTTAAATCCTTGATAGAGGAAAAAAGTCTGTCCCGTGAGGATTTGAAGCTGATTTTGGAAACGATCAAGCTAAATCCTGATATTTCATGGTGAGATTGTCCAGCAATGTTTTTAGGTCTGTCCAGTTGGAAATATCAAAGTGTTTTTCAACCATAGTTGCTGAAATCCCGTCACCGTTGGAAATATCCCAAACATAAACGCTGATAGGATGATTTTTCCGATGTGTACCAGAAATTTCAATATCATAGCGAGAATTGATTTTTCTGTATATGCAAAGTTCCAAATCAATTTCCTTCATGGAATATTCGGAGCCAAGAAATTTCAGCAACTCTTGTTGATTTTTAGAAGCCATGCGAATTCACCCCCTTTCTGCCTTCTCATTATAGCACAAAAACAGGGGGTGAACAGATATTGAACGGAGGTTGAACAATATGAAAATCAAAGATAGTGGAGAGCGCACCCAGTTTAATACCGGGGCGGTTCGGGATATGCACACCGGAAAAGGCCGCATGGATTTATTGCCGTGGGAAGCCCTTGTGGAAGTTTCCAAGCATTGTGAAGAAGGGGCGCTGAAGTATGGAGAACGCAACTGTGAAAAGGGCATTCCCATTCACAGTTTGATTGATTCGGCCTTCCGCCACCTTGCCAAGTACATGATGGGCATAAAGGATGAACCCCACCTTCGGGCGGCGGCTTGGAACATCCTGTTTGCCCTTTACATGGAAATCAAACACCCGGAACTTCAGGATATACCAACCAGAACCATTGGTGATCCGTGTGAAGGCTGTGCAAATATCAACCGCCCTTGGAATGATTCTGTGTGCGGCCATTGTTCCCGGCTGAATGATCAGAGATATGATGCTTACCAGAAGAAAGGATGAACACCATAAAGATTATCAATGCTGATGTAGAATTTATCACCCCGATTGATGGGGCCGCAATCCTGAAGCGCCTTGAACAGTGTGGGCGGGTTTGCTATAAGTCTGAAGCCAAGATCACCGACACCAGCGCCCCGGCATTCGTGGCCGGGATCATCAAGCGGGGCCATGAAGCAGTTCTGGAACACTGTTCCTTCACGGTCAAGTTCATTTGTGATCGTGGGGTTTCCCACGAAATCGTGCGCCACCGCATGGCTTCCTACTGTCAGGAATCCACCCGATACTGCAATTACGGTAAAGAGGACTTCGGTTCGGAAATTACTGTAATCAAGCCGTGTTTCATGGAAGAAGGTTCTGCCGCATGGGATATTTGGAAAGACACTTGCCGGTGTACGGAAGAAGCCTATTTTGACTTGCTTAACTTCGGCTGTACTCCGCAGGAAGCCCGTTCGGTTTTACCGAACAGTTTGAAGACCGAAGTGGTCATGACGGCCAATATGCGAGAGTGGCGGCACTTCCTGAAGTTACGCTGTTCCCCCGCCGCACACCCGCAGATGCGGGAAGTGGCCCTGATCCTTCTGGACAAAGTTCATTCCATGATCCCGGTTTGCTTTGATGATATTTGGAGTGAATACCATGAACAGGGCTGAACGGCGGAAAGCCAAGAAAGCGGGGCTTCCGGTTAAAAAAGAACCCGTGGTGAATATCAAAGCGGCGGATGTTGAGAAGATCAAACAGGACGCTTCCAAGGATGCGGCCAACAAAGCCTTCCTTCTGATGTTGGGATTGCCGGTGATGATCCTTCATGATAAGTTTGGTTTCGGCCCGGTTCGGTGTGAACGGTTCACGGATGCTGTTCTTGAACTGTATGATAGCTTTGAAAAAGGTTATGTGTCCCTTGAAGATATTCACAAAATCCTGAAGGAAGAAACCGGGATCACTATTGTTTCAGATGGGAGGTTGAAGGATCGTGGGAACTAAACCTTGGCAGAACCATGAAGGCTATTCTGACCCTACCGCCTATGAAGGGCTGAAGCCGATTATCCGGGAAGAAGATGAACAGCAGAAGCGCCTAAACAATCTGATTTTTGTTCTGAAGTATATTATCCGCTTGGCCGGGTTTGAACTTTTGAATCGGATTGAAATCAAAGACCGTAAGACCGGGAGGGAATACCGATGAAAAATAAGCCATGCCCTTTCTGTGGAGCTGATTTGGTTCAGGAAAATCGGCTGAACCCGCTTGCAAAGAAATACGGGGATATTCCGTTCAGAACTTTTTATGTTCATCCTAAAAATGGTTGCTTCTTGGAAGCGTTGGCGTTGAGGGGTGAGCAGTTGGAGAAGTGGAACGCCCGGAACGCCTGAGCAGTATTCTTCAGTAGGAGTGGGAACAGCGACCTTCAAGATATGTGGAATGATGTTGAAGGCCGTGAAACCCTTGCAAATACAGGCTTTTTTCTAAAATCCTTCAACATTCAACATTCAGCAGATTACTTCAAATAAATAATAATAAAAAATAATAGTAATATGAAGAATATAATAATAGTGAAGAATACCGTTTTGATCTTGAATGTTGAAGGAATTTCCGAAAACCCTTGATATACCGGCGTTTGATGTCCTTCAACATTTATTCCAGAAAGGATGTGTTACATAGTGAATGACAAAGAACTTTCCCAACGGGCGAAAGAATATTTTGCCCAAATCAGGAAAACAGACCGCTTGATCCAGCGGTTGACAGATACAGTTCACACCTTGCGTTCCAGCTTGACTTCCATCGGGTGTGAGTTGAAACCGGATAAGGTTCAGACTTCAGGGTCACAAGACACTTTAGGGGAAACGATTGTAAAAATCATGTCCCTTGAAGAAGATATTAACACCCGGATTGATGAACTTGTTCAGCAAAAAACTGATGCCATGCACCGAATTCAGAATGTGCCTGACCAAGACCAGCAGAACATTTTGATTGCCCGGTATGTGAACGGGGAAAAATGGGAAAAGATCGCTGTTGAAGTTCATTTTTCAATACGGCAAGTTCACAGAATTCACGGTGCCGCTTTGATCGAATTTGCAAAGAAAAACCTTGATGTTCTGTAAGATGGCACACACAGACAGTGTCAGACATGATATAATGGCATTGTAAAAATGCACCCTGACAAACGGGGTGCATTTTACTTTTTTAGAAGGCGGTGAATACCTTGACCACGAAACAGCAGAAATTTTGTGATGAATACCTGATCAGCGGCAATGCCACCGATGCGGCGATTAGGGCCGGATATTCGCCCAAGACCGCAAAGCAGACAGGTTCGGAAAACCTTTCAAAACCTGACCTTCGGGCTTATATTGATGAACAACTTGACAAAATCCATTCCACCAAGATCGCTGACGCTGAAGAAGTGGTGAAATATCTTACTTCCGTTATGCGGGGAGAACACACGGAACAGGTTTTGAAGCTGGCTGGTGATGGCTTCCAGACGATCACGGATATTGATGTTTCTGCAAAAGAAAGGTTGAAAGCCGCTGAACTGATCGGTAAGCGTTACGGCCTGTTCACTGATAAAGTTGGGCTTGAGGATGCTGTTCCGGTGGTGATCACGGGGGATGATCGGCTTGAAGATTAGCCCCAGTGCAAAGGTGATCCGCCTCCCTGAAGTGGTTGGTAAGGGTTACGCCACTTTCTGGAACTTCAAAGGCCGTTACCGGGTTTGCAAGGGTTCCCGTGCTTCAAAGAAATCCAAAACCACGGCCCTGAATATCATCAAAAGGATGATGCAATACCCGGATGCCAATATCCTTGTGGTTCGCAAAGTGTTCAGAACCTTGAAGGATAGCTGTTTCACGGAACTGAAGTGGGCAATCAATCGGCTTGGGGTTCAGGCATATTGGGAGATCAAAGAAAGCCCCCTTGAAATGACCTATAAGCCAACCGGTCAGAAGATTTACTTCCGGGGCCTTGATGATCCGCTGAAGGTGACTTCTATCACTGTTGAAATCGGCTATCTTTGCTGGTGCTGGATTGAAGAAGCCTATGAAATCATGAATGAAGCCGATTTTGATATGTTGGATGAATCCATTCGTGGTGCTATCCCGGAAGAAACCGGCCTGTTCAAGCAAATCACATTGACCTTTAACCCGTGGAATGAAAAACACTGGATCAGGAAGCGGTTTTTCGGTGAGATCACTGGCAAGGACGGCCAAGGCAATCCCATATACAAATTCCATGATAGCTGGACTTCCCCGGATGGTCAGATTTTCGCTACCACCACCAATTACCTGTGTAATGAATGGCTGGATGCGGCTGATCTGAAGGTGTTCAGCGCCATGAAGGAAAACAACCCCCGCCGTTACAAAGTGGCTGGCCTTGGGGGTTGGGGTATTGTGGACGGGCTGGTGTATGAAAAATGGCAAGAAAAATCTTTCAATCCGGCAGAAATCAGCTCCAAATCCGGTATAACGTCAGCGTTTGGGCTTGATTTCGGTTATACCAATGATCCTACGGCGCTTTTTTGCGGCCTTGTCAGTACCGACGAAAAGGTTATTTGGGTGTTTGATGAACTGTACGAAAAGGCTTTAACTAATAGCAAAATCGTTGAAAAAATTACGACTATGGGCTATGCCAAGGAACGGATTAAGGCTGATTCGGCTTCACCTAAAGATATTGATAATTTACGGGAATTGGGGCTTTATCGTATTCAGCCTTCCCGAAAAGGTAACGACAGCGTGAATAATGGCATTCAGCACATTCAAGATTATACCATTATTATCCATCCTCGCTGTGTGAACTTTATCACAGAAATCAGCAATTATACGTGGGCTGCGGATAAATTCGGGGCCAAGATCAATCGGCCCATTGGTGATTTCAACCATCTAATGGACGCTATGCGGTATGCGCTGGAAGATGTGCTGGTAGGCCCAACTTTTAGTTTTGAATAACAAGATAGTAACAACAGGCCCCGGAAATCAAGTGTTTCCGGGGTTCTGTGTTTATTAAGCAATGAAGAAAGGTGGTGAAAGCCCGTGTTTGAACAGAAATACATTCTGAACAAGATTGAACAATGGGCTGAACGCCTACCATACAAAACCTTGAAGATTGAAGTGGAACTTCCTAATCAGTCTTTGGTTTTGGAGAAAACCCGAAACAAGCCGGTGGGCTTTGCCCCCCCCCCGATGGTGAAAGGAAAGGGTGATTGAATATGTTTCTGGATAACACTATGAAGCGTATCAACCGCCTGATTCTTCAGGGTGGTCAAAGCGGTATGACGGAAAATCAGTTTTTTGTCGCCGAAATCAAGGAATGGAAGAATAGTCAGCGCCGCAAGGATCAGGTTATGGGTGATTTGTACTATGAAGGCCAACAGGATATTTTGAAGCGCCAGCGTACTATCATTGGGGCGGATGGAAAAGTTGAAGTAGTCCATAACCTTCCCAATAATCGGCTGGTGGACAATCAATATTCCCTGATGGTGGATCAGAAAACCAATTACCTTGTGGGAAAGCCCATTACTATTAACACCAAAAACAAGAACTATACCAAGAAACTGACCGGGTATTTCAACAAGCGGTTTCACCGCCTTTTGAGGTATCTGTGTGAAGATTCCCTGAAAGGCGGCATTGGTTGGCTGTACCCTTTTTACAATGCGCAAGGGGATTTATCCTTCAAGCATTTCCCGGCCTATGATGTTCTTCCCTTTTGGGCTGACGATGATCACACCATCTTAGATTGTGCTATTCGCCTGTATCCCCAAGAAGTTTGGAACGGGCATCAGAAAGAGATCGTGGAAAAGGTTGAAATCTTCAAGCCTGATGGCCTTTGGCGGTACATCTTCCAGAATGATATGTTGATCCCCGATGTTGAAGCCGGAGATCATGAGAACTATTTTTCTGTGATGGACGATGCCGGGAAACAGGAAGATTTCAACTGGACACGGATTCCGTTGGTTCCGTTCAAGTGTAATAAACAGGAACTTCCTTTGTTGAACCGGGTGAAAACCCTTCAGGATGCCATTAACCTGATGCTGTCCGACTTTGAAAATAACATGCAGGAGGATGCCCGGAATACCATTCTAGTTCTGAAGCACTATGACGGTGAAAACCTAAGGGAGTTCAGAAAGAACCTTGCCACCTATGGGGCCGTGAAGGTTCGGGACGATGGCGATGTTACCACTCTGACGGTGGAAGTGAACGCTGAAAACTACAAAGCCATTTTAGAAGTGTTCAAAAAAGCCCTGATTGAAAACGCCCGCGGCTATAACGCCAAGGACGATCGACTATCCGGGAACCCCAACCAAATGAATATCCAGTCCATGTATTCTGACATTGACCTTGACGCAAACGGCATGGAAACAGAGTTTCAGGCGGCTTTTGAAGAGCTGCTTTGGTTCATCAATCAGGATATGGCGAACCGGGGGCTGGGCGACTTCGAAGGTGAAGAAGTGAAGGTGGTGTTCAATCGCGATATACTGATCAACGAAAGTGAAAGCATTGACAACTGCGGTAAGTCTATTGGCTTGTTATCCAATGAAACCATTATGGAACAGCACCCATGGACAACGGATGTTGAATTGGAACTGGCCCGGTTGAAGAAGGAAAAGGAAGAAGCTATGGAACAAGCCCAAGAATATTCCGGGGCTTTCGGAGCCGGGAACAAACAGAATGAAGGCATAGGTGGGGATGAATAATCCGTTGCCGCAAGGCGTGTGGGTTCAACTCCCACCTTCAGCACCAATATTGGGGTGTAGCCAAGAGGTAAGGCAAGGGGTTTTGCCCCCCCCCCTGACCCATTGGTTCGATTCCAACCATCCCAGCCATTTTTACAGAAAGGGGAACGGCCCATGAGAAATGCGGAGTATTGGCGGGGCCGCTTTTCCATTCTGGAAGAAAACGCCCACAAACAAAGTGATCAATACCTTCAGAGCCTTGAAGAAATGTTCATGGATGCCCAAAGAACGGTTCAAGTTGATATTGAACGGTGGTATGGGCGCTTTGCTACCAACAACGGGATCAGCCTGACGGAAGCCCGGAAGATGTTGACCACCGGACAGCTTGAAGAATTTCATTGGACGGTTGAACAGTACATTAAAGCTGGACAGCAAAACAACCTTTCCGCTGAATGGCTGAAGAAACTAGAAAATGCTTCTGCCAAGTTCCATGTTTCCCGGTTGGAAGCCATTCAACTTCAAATTCAACAGCAGATTGAACTTCTGTATGGGAACCAGCTTGACGGGGTGGATTCCCTTCTGAAGCAAATTGTTTCGGATGGGTACACCCACGGGGCTTTCACCATTCAAAAGGGCCTTGGTCTTGGCTGGGACATTACCGGCCTGAACCAGAAGAAACTTGAAACCTTGCTTTCAAAGCCTTGGACTACTGACGGAAGAACCTTCAGTGATCGGATTTGGTTGAAGAAGCGGGAATTAGTGGGGACTATTCATAAGGAATTGACACAGGGATTTTTGAGGGGTGACAGCCTCCAGAAGATCACGGATGCAATTAAGAGCCGGTTCAAGGTTTCCCGCTATCAGGCGGGGCGGTTGGTTCATACTGAAACCACTTATTTCAACGCCATTTCCACCAAACAGGTTTATCAGGATTTGGGGGTTCAATCCGTTGAAATCCTTGAAACGCTGGATTCCCGTACCTGTTCCACCTGTCAACCCCTTGATGGCAAAGTGGTTACACTAGTCCAATATGAACCGGGGGTGACTGTCCCGCCGTTTCATCCATCGTGCCGCGGTACAACTTGCCCACACTATGACGATATGGACGGTGAAAGAGCCGCCCGCACCGCTGATGGGGAAGTGTACTATGTTCCCGCCAATATGACCTACATCCAATGGGAAAAAGCGTTTGTGAATGGCGTGAAGGACGGTTTGACGGTTGCCACCGTGGGCGCTGTGACAAAGGCACTTCGGGATTATAACACCGAATTTGGAAAGAAGTTCGGCAAAGACCATTATGATCAAATCCGAGATCGTGTGGATGCTTGTCAAAGTTCTGATCTTCAAGCTGTTTGGGATAAATATGAAACTAAAATCAAGGTTGCAAAGGCTGACCATAAAGGCGGCGCATACTGTCAGGGCGACAACATTTATGTGAATATTGCGGCTGATGCAAAGGGCCGTTCTTGGAGCGCCCCGTATGCGACAACCTTCCATGAAAGCGGCCATGCCATTGATGGCCTTGCGGCCCAACTTGGAAGTGTAAATGGGCAATGGCACCTTTCATCCACTTATAAAAACGGCCTGTTTCCCCAAACTGTCAAAGATGAAGTAAATGATTTAGTAAATGCTGTTCTTTCTGATATGAAAACCCATAAAGATGATTTCTCTTATTGGGTGCAGAAAGGTTGGATGAGCCAAAGCACCGCTGATTATTACCTTCAGTATGGCGGATTCAAGGTAAAGAAAGCCTATGCCTATGCCGCCATTCAGAAAGAAGTGAAATCTCTTACCCCGTTGCAGTATGGTGATCTTTCTGATATATTGGAAGGGGCTACCCGTGGGGGAATCCAATGTGGTATTGGTCACGGCGCTGGTTCTTACTGGACAACCCGATCTTATAACGGGATTGATTGGGGGCTTGCTACGGAAGCCTTTGCAGAAATGACTTCTGCAACCATGACTTCCCCGGAAAGTCTGGTAACTATCAAAAAATATTTGCCCAAGTCTTATGCTATGTATGAAGATATGCTGAAGCTGATTGCAAGTCAGCCGTGAAAGGGGTGTTAAATATGGCTGAACTGATTGAACAATATGTTGAACGCTTCAATGAGAATTTCCCATTGTTCGCCCTGATGGGGGTAGAAGAATCGGAAGTGGAAGCCATTATTCAGGATTGTTTGGATAAGGGAACCCCTTACCGGCTACCTGATTTGGACGAAAAAGCCTTATATTGATGATTTGACCACCCCGGCCTTCTGGCCGGTGGTGGTTTTTTCATACCTATTCGCCGTTTCCCGGTGGTGGGCGGTAAACAGAACCGGGGGGGAAAATCGTGGTTCCTGACCCACGGAAAAAAAGGATCATAGAAAGGATGAACGAACATGACGAAAGAAAAGCTGGTGGAATGGGGCCTTACTGAAGAACAGGCCAATAAAGTAATGGAAGGGCTGAACGGTTCCTTTGTTACCAAAGCCCGCTTCAATGAGGTCAACACCGAATTGAGCGCCGCAAAGAAAACCATTGGTGAACGGGATGCCCAGCTTGAAGAACTGAAAAAGGCTTCTGGTGACACCAAAGCCCTTCAGGATCAGATTACCCAGCTTCAGGCGGACAACAAGAAGAAGGATGAAGATCACGCCAATGAACTGAAGGCGCTGAAGATCGGCAATGCCGTTGAACTGGCCCTGACCGGGGCCAAAGCCAAAAACAACACCGCTGTTAAGGCGCTGTTGGCTGGTTTCCTTGATAAGGCTGAACTGGCAGAGGATGGAACTGTTGAGGGCCTTGATGATGAAATCAAGAAGTTGGTGGAAGGCAAGGACACGGCTTTTCTGTTCGATAAGACCGGCACCAAGTTCAAGGGTGCCAAATCCGCTGAAAAGGGTGATAAGGGGGATGAAGCTGTTATGACGCTGGAAAAGCTGAAGGCCATGACCCCCGTTGATCGCTATAACTTCTCCGTCAACCATCCTGACGAATACAAAGAACTTTATGGAGGTAATGAGTAATGGCAAACACTGTCTATGATAACTTTTTCCTGTCCAATGAAATTGAAGATCAGTACCAGAGCCACCTTGATCTTCAGCAGTTTTGCACCATTGATAACAGCCTGACCGGTGTTGCCGGTATGCTTCGCAAGGTGCATAAGTACAAGGCCACTGACGGAACCGAGAAGCTGAAGATGGGGCAGGGTAACACCAAGACCATTGAAGCCGGTTACACCGAAAAGGAATACCGTATTCAGATGGCCCAAAACCGCTTTGTCTACTATGACGAGGAAGCCATGACTGATCCTATGGTGATCACCACTGGCACCCGTCACGCTGGCACCGATATGTTCAACACCGTCAATGCTGACATTTTCGGCGCTTTCAATGAAGCTACCCTGACCATTGCAACCACCGCCCTTGGCTTTGATGCCTTTGTGGACGGTTCCGCTATGCTGAACTTGGAGAACCTTGAAGATGTGTCCATCTTCGGCTTCGTCCACCCCACTGATGTTGCCAAGTTGCGGAAGGCCCTGAAGGAAGATTTGAAGTATGTGGAAGCCTTTGCAAAGCAAGGCTATGTTGGTACTGTTGGCGGTATCAACATCTACACCAAAAAGAACGCTGACCCCGGCAAGGTGGTTATTGGAACCAAGGAAGCCGTTACCCTGTTCAACAAGAAGGGTACTGAAGTGGAGCAGGAGCGTGAGGGCAACATCCGTAAGAATACGGTGTATTCCCGTAAGTATTACCTTGCGGCCATGACCAATGAAGCCAAGGCGGTTAAGATCATCGTGGGTTCTGCCAAGACCACCGCTGATGAAACTGTTCAGAGCGAGAAGGTTTATTACAAGCCTTCCGGCATTGGCTATGTGGTTGGAACCCCCAAGACCAACCCCAAGACTGAAGGCTTCTACGAGATTACGGCGGCGTAAGGAAGGCGGTGATCCCCATTGCGTGATCAAGTGATTTCCATGCTTACGGCCCTTGGTGTAACGGGGGCCGCTACTGATCCGCTGTTGGATATTGTGCTCACAAACGTCCAATGGCGGATCAAAAACTTGACTAATCGAACCACTGTGCCGGATGGCTTAGAAAATATGCTTGTTCAGATGACCGTGGGCGAATATCTGAAGATGAAGAAAGATACGGGGCAGCTTGAAGGGCTTGATCTGGAAGCGGCAATCAAGCAGATTCAGGAGGGCGATACCAATATAACCTTTGCTATTGGGGATGGAAGCCAAACCCCTGAACAGCGGTTGAACAGCCTGATTGATTTTTTAATCAATGGGCGAATTGGTGAAATTTATCGTTATAGGCGGATTGTATGGTGAACCATCATCGAAAAGCCCTGGAACAGTTGTGGCGGGATCGGTGTTCTGTCTATGTTCAGGTGGAAACCACCGATCCTGTTTCCCATTTGACTGATTTTGAAGAAAAGCCGCTTCTTCAGGATCAGCCCTGTAAATTGTCCTTTGAAACCTTATCGTCAACGGGTGGTGATGAATTACCCACTGTGGCCCAATCGGTGAAGCTGTTCCTGTCCCCGGATGTGGTAGTTCCCGCAGGATCAAAGATTGTGGTGACACGCACGGGCAGCCTCGGAAGAACCTTTACCTTTGCAAAATCCGGTGAGGCTGGGGTTTTTACCAATCACCAAGAAATCAATTTGACACTTTGGAGGGAGTATGCTGATGGCTAGATGGGGCAAATGTGACTTTAAAGAACTGAAAGCATTAGATGAAAGGATAGAACAGTTATCGAAAGTAGATATGGATTCCTTTTATCGTGAAGCCGCCAACGACCTTGCTGGCCGGTTGCTTGCCGCAGTGAAGAAAAGAACCCCTGTTGGTGTGCCTCCAAATTGGATTGAAGGGGAAAAAACCCTGGAATATTGGTCTGGCTATAACGGGGGGAATTTGCGGGACGCTTGGGCCGTAATGCCAGTGGGTCATCGTGGGGATCATTACACGGTGGTAATTCTGAATAATTTGAAATATGCTTCCTATGTGGAATATGGCCATCGACAAACGCCGGGAAGAGAGGTTGGTGTTATTGAACGGCACTTAAAACAATCGTGGGTGAAAGGCCGGTTCATGTTGACTATCTCCACCCAGGAACTTGAAACCCAAGCGCCTGCCCTACTGGAAAAACGGTTGTACAAATTCCTGAAAGGGTGTTTTGATGCTAAATGAGATCATTAAAGGGGTAGCCGTGGGGCTGCACACGGCCTTTGGGGATGGGTTCAAAATTTATCAGGACGATGTGAAGCAAAGTTTAAAACGGCCTTGTTTTTTTATTGCGGTTCTACAACCGGAACTTTCTCCATTGTTGGCAACCCGGTGCATGAACCGGAACCCACTTGATATTCAGTATATCCCAAGTGATCCCGGTAAAAATGCGGAAATGTTCGGCGTTGCCGGGAAGCTGGTGGAAGCGCTGGCGTTTATCACCCTTCCGGGCGGTGATCTTCTGCATGGAACTGCGATGAATTATGAAGTGGTGGATGGTGTTCTTCACTTTTTTGTGAATTATAATCTGCCCTTAGTTCAGGTGCCCGCTGAAGAAACCCCAATGGAATCCTTGGATGTAAATGTTGGAACGAAGAAAGGATGATTTTATGGCAGTCGCAAAAAGCACTGTGACCGTGCCCGTTGAAGCGGCCGTGTTGTTCAGTAAAAATCAGGTGCTGGCTTTTGATCGATACGCGAATCGGCGTGATCTACTGTCGGCTTTACTGAAGGACGAAAAGAAATACACCATAGATCAGGTTGATAAACTGATTCAGGATTTTATGAAAGGTAAGGTGAAATAGATATGGCTCTTGGTGGCGGCACTTTTTTAGTTCAGAATAAAATCTTGCCCGGTGCTTACATGAATTTCGTTTCTGTGGCACAGGCCAGTACAATGTTATCTGAACGCGGCATCGCAACCCTCCCCCTTGATATGGATTGGGGGCCGGAAGGTGTAATATTTACGGTTGAACTGGCTGATTTTTTGGCCAACAGTCAGAAAATCTTCGGCCATAATTATAAAGACGATGCCTTAAAGCCCATGCGTGAAATTTTCAAACATGCTAAAACTGTACATTTTTTTAGATTGAATTCAACCGGGGCAAAGGCTACCAACAAATTTGCAACGGCCAAATATCCCGGCACCCGAGGGAATGACCTGAAGATTATCATCGAATCCAATGAAAACAGCACCACGGAAACGCCCCTGTATGACGTTTCTACCTATCTTGATACAGTTCAGGTTGATCTTCAAAAAGGTGTGTCTAAAATGGGTGATTTGGTGCCCAATGACTATGTGGATTGGGGCACCACGGAAACGCTAGAACTGACAGCTTCCACACCTTTGACTGGCGGGACAAATGGTGAAGTTCAGGACGCTGCGTATCAAACCTATCTGGATCAGGCGGAAGCTTACACCTTCAACGCTATGGGGTGCCCATCCACCAGCCCCACGATTACCGCTTTGTTTGCGGCCCATGCAAAGCGTATGCGGGACGAGGTGGGTAAGAAGTTTCAGGTGGTATGCTTCCGTGTCTTGGCAGACCATGAAGGTGTGATAAGTGTAAAAAACACCATCAAAAATAAAGAGGATGATCCCGCCCTGATTCCCTGGGTTACTGGTGTGATCGCTGGTACTGCTGTAAACCAGTCTGCCACCAACACGGCCTATGACGGAGAATATGAAATTGATACCAACTACACCCAAGTGGAGCTTGAAAACGGCATCAAAGAAGGTTCGTTCATGTTCCATTTGGTTGATTCTCAAGCAGTAATTTTGGATGATATCAACACTTTTACATCCATCACAGATGAAAAGGGCGCTGATTTTTCCAGCAATCAGACCATCCGGGTCTTGGATCAGATTGCCAATGATATAGCGGTGTTGTTTGCTCAAAAGTATCTTGGTAAGGTGCCCAATGATGCCGCAGGGAGGGTCAGCTTATGGAATGACATTGTGCGGATACACACAAAACTTCAAGACCTCCGTGCAATTGAAAGTTTTACCAGCGAACATGTAACAGTCGGGCCTGGCGATAGCAAGAAAGCCGCTGTGGTGGAAGATTTGGTCACGCCGGTAAACGCTTTGGGTCAGCTTTATGTAACCGTTTATATTCAGTAGAAGGAGGTGTTAATCAATGAGTACCGTTATGAACGCGAAAGATGCCGTATCCGCTTCGCTTGCGGAATGCTTCGTCACCATCGAAGGTGATCGTTACAATTTCATGCAAGCGATCAATCTTGAAGCCAATTTTGAAAAGAATAAGGCTGAGGTTCCAATCCTTGGAAAGACCGGAAAAGGGAATAAGGCCTCCGGGTGGAAAGGCACCGGTTCGGCAACTTTTCATTACAACACAAGCATTTTTCGAAAGTTGATGAAACGTTATAAGGATACTGGTGAAGATATCTATTTCGACATTCAGGTGACAAACGAAGACCCTACGTCTTCTGTGGGCCGCCAAACCGTGATCCTGAAGGACTGCAACATTGATGGCGGCATTTTAACTAAGTTTGATGCCGACGCAGATTATTTGGATGAGGATATGGATTTTACCTTTGAAGATTTTGAAATGCCGGAAACGTTCGGTGTGCTTGCGGGTATGAAATAATGAAATAACTAGGAGGAATTAAAAATGAATAGTCTTTCTGCTTTCTTGGCCGAAAATGCGGTTTCGGTTGAGCCTATCAAAGTGGTAGCATCTAAGCGTTTTTTGGGTGCCGATAAGAATCCTGTGGAATGGGAGATCAAGACCATTACCGGCACAGAAGATGAAGCGATCCGTAAATCCTGCACGAAACGGGTTCCGGTTCCCGGCAAAAAAAATCAGTATCAGAAGGAAACTGATTATGATATGTACCTTGGGAAGCTGGCCGTTGCTTGCACTGTGTTCCCGAACCTGAATGACAAGGAACTTCAGGACAGCTACAAGGTAATGGGTGCGGATGCTTTGCTAAAAACGATGCTGACCCCCGGAGAGTATGCGGAATACCTTTCAAAAATTCAAGAGGTGTGCGGATTTGATGTGAGTATGCAGGATGAGGTGGATGAGGCAAAAAACTAATTGAAGAAGGTGATGGTGAAGCAAACATTGCCTACTATTGCCTTCATGAATTACATCTAACCCCTTCCGCATTCTTCGCCTTGCCCCGAAATGAACGGGCCTTCATCATTGCCGCAATTGAAGTCCGAACGGAAAAAGAGAAGAAGCGGCAGAAAGAAATTGAACGAAAATCACGCCGGGGCCATAAATAATTAGGCCCCGGCAATTTGTTGGAAAGGTGGTGATTCCTGTGGGAACGATCAAAACGGCTATTGCGCTTTACGATGGCGTTACCTCCCCGCTGCAAAGTATGCATAAGGCGATGGGAATTGTGCTGAATACGTTTGAAACTATGCAGAAGGCATCTGGAAACGCAGTAGACGTAGCGTCAATCAGAACTGCCCGTGAAGAATGGGCCAGAGCAGGAACCGCCTTCGATTCGATTGAACAGAAAATCAAGGAAGCTGATCAGCAACAGCAAAAATTTAACCAAAGTTTACGCGGTGGTTCTTCCGCCACTGATGGTTTATTATCCAAAATTAAGAGTATGGCTGCCGCTGTTGGCGGTGCTGTTGGAGCAAAGAAGATAGTAGACCTGTCCGATCAGTTATCAAGTTCCAAAGCCCGCCTGAACCTCCTTGTGGAAGACGGCGGAAGTGTGGATGCGTTGGAACAAAAAATTATGGCCTCGGCGCAACGTTCCCGCGCGGGATACTTTGATACTGCTGATGCCGTAGCGAAGCTTGGATTGAACGCAAAAGATGCCTTTAGCGGTATGGATGAAGTAATTGGTTTTTCTGAACTGATTAACAAGCAGTTTGTTATTAGTGGTGCATCCGCCCAGGAACAAAGTGCTGCCATGCTTCAGCTTACACAGGCCATGAGTTCCGGTGTTCTGCGTGGCGATGAACTGCGTTCTGTGTTTGAACAGGCTCCCGGAA